CTCTAACCACTTATAACATCGGGAGAACGCAGACAGAGACCATCGAGCGGGAGACTAAAAAAGATTGTGGCAGCGGAAGTTCACTGCACCGCCACAAGGGCGATTTGTGCGCATAATTTAGGTGTTAGAACGCTCCATTCGGACATGTAGGGCACTCGAATTCCGCAGATGTAGTTAATGCCGAGGGGCAAATCTTCTCGGTAGGGGAACCGTTCCATGCCGCGCATCTTGACGAACAGCCCGCGCATTCCAGGCATTCCCGCGTCGTGGACGAAAACTCTGTGACCTAAGATTGACTCCAGTTTCCGGACAAATTCCTTTTCTGATAGCCAGCGTCCTGCTTCTAACCGTTGCTTCTCGTCACTAAGTAAATCTTGGTACTCGACGCGATACTTTGAACCGCTCGCGACGTTAAACTCTTTGTTGGCTTGCGCCATTTCCCGCTGCTGTGTTGAGCCTTCGACTAGATAGTCAGGGCGGTTTAGCTTGGCCGCTTCGTTAAGGGCTACAATTTCAGGCTTTTCTTTGTGAGCGTAGGAGGCATCTGAAAGAAACGGCTCATCAATGGATTCCGTTTGGTTCAGGTCAACGACAATAGGTTCGCTCATTGGTCTCCGAAGGAATGAGAAAGGGGAGGAAGGCTTTTGGGCTTCCTCCCACTCTCGGGTTATTTAGCAGGTAATTAGTCTGCTAAGTTGTGTGGAATCACGAATATGCGGAAACTGAATCAATTAAACGCAGACGCATCGTAGTATCCGGGGGCAAGGAAAATCCCACATGAAATCTATAAGACGCAAGATTTCCGATGGTGCCCGTCGGGTCGAACGCGCTCTCTTCGAGGTTGCGGACCAGCTTCACCTTGATGGTGCGGTAGTCTGCACTCTCAACGTTTGTGTCGCCAGGAACCGCCGCAAATGTGCAAATTACGCTCTGGTGCCCGTAAATGTAGGACCGATACCCGGTCGATGAAGAGTGCAGGTTAGCTGTCTGAGTCACGAACGGAGATTGATAGAAAACAATCCCAGTGCCCGGCAACTCAATCGCTTCGTCCTGCTCGGAGCCGGCCATGTCGTTAAACAAGTCCTGCCCGCCTTCGGTGTACTTCCAGAAGTCCACAGCCGCGTTGTTCACGGTCGTACCGTTCCAGAGGTCGCCAAGGACCAAGGGAGAGATAACGCCGCAGAACTTGCCGCCACGAACGTTCTGAACCGACCGATACACGAGAGACTGTTTCGCGCCGCGAATGGTGCCGAGGTCCAGAGCCACACCAGATGAAATCTGGTTCAGCACAGTGGAGTCCACGGAGTTCGCAACGTCGGCCACGTTCTGCCCGAGCAAGTTAATGCTCTGAGCCGCACGGTAGGCCAATTCTTTGCCGGTGTTCAACGTCGCGTCATCCAGAGCCGCGTACTGTCCCCACGCAGAAATCGTGGCGAAGTCGTTGTACTCGCCCAATTGCACGCTGTTGGAGTTAACCGACAGAGTGATAGGGCTGCCAACATTTCCGTCCGCAACTTGCTGAGTGTTGCTGGCCAGAGTGTTGTACATGAAGAACTGACGATTGATACCGCCGTGCTCGGACTGCTTGCGAATATCGAAGCAGCGGATTTGCGGCGTGTTGCCCTTCAGGTTGTCGATGAAATTCTTGTCAAATTCCGTAATCTGCGCCTGCACCATATTGGCGACAGAGTTTGATGCTTGAGAGGGAGAAGACATGATTCACTTCACTTGAAAAAGAGATGTTGAAAGACTTAAGCGGGCTGAGGGTATCTCATCTTCGTAAACAGTTCGGCTTCCTGAGGCGAATGCTTCTGGAGCTTCAACCATTCTTGTCGAGTCATACGGTCAATCGCTTTGTATCTTTCCGTAGAGAGCGTCGGAGCCTTTACTGCCGGCCTTCGGTTTCCACCGAACTGACCGGGAATAATCCCCGTTGATGCTGTCTGTGGTTTGTTGCGTGTCTCGGAGGGAATCGCCTCTCTCGACTGCGTCTCAGGAATCTGAGCCGCTTGAGTATCGGAAGGCCGAGGAACTAATGTTTCCTTCAGCACTTCGAAAGCTAAATCCAGATTTGCTTCTGTAAGAGCGAGATTGTTTTGCATGATGTACGTGGCCATCGCGACCGCGTTGTCATGGCAAATGTGATATCCCTTGCTCTCGTTATTCAGAGCCCAGTTTTGGGCCAGCAATTTCTCTTCTATGTCGCGCGCTCTTTTCAGATTCGCCCGCACTTCGTCAATAGGTGCTCCAAACTCGGCTTCGACCATCTGGCGCAACGCTTTTTGCGCGGTGTCAGGAGTCTGCAAATCGACCGTGTTTTGGAACCGCTCATCGGCGGTCAGTTCGCGCGGCTTATACTCACCACGCGGTGCGGCCTTCTCGGCTTTAGCGACCTGCTCTTTCAATTCGTGGATACGCCGCGTTGCGTTGCTGTTGGCGTCCGTGATTTGTTTAATCAGGTCCGCCTGGTCGGTGTAATAAAATATTTGCTTATTGCCAACTGGGTTGTTCTGCTTGTCCGTTGGCTGATACTCATATGTTTGCTTCTCAACCTGTATTACTGGTGTGACGTCTGACAATTTCAAGCTCCTGTCTTAATAGACGGTGTGGCTTATACGAATTCTGTTGGTAAACTATCGGCTTCCGTGTTCGGGTTCATGCGCTGGTAAACTATGTCGTAGTGAAACTGGAACAATCGGAGTAGGTTCGCGGCTACGTCGTTTGTTGCTTTCGCAGCGTGCCGCAGAGACAGAATCTCTTGTGTGTCGTGCGTTTCCTTGAGCAATTTCCCCGTAGCGCGAGTAACTTCGCCGTCCAATAGTTTCCGAAACACGACAAAGCCCGGATGGGTAATCATCGCCGCTAAGTCTGCGCTCTCCTGTGACGACAATCGAACCAAATCAAGGTCGTTAATGTTCACGCCGCAATCCCTTCCCATGTTTGTTTCTCCCTTACTGTACGGCGTCACCAAAACCCTGATTGCCCGCTTCACCTTCCACCGCTAGAGGCGTCATGGTCTTTTCTAGAGTCGAACGAGTTACTTCGTTAGCTGCGCGCCCCAAGTTCCGCTGGTCTTCCAGTTGCTGCTGTGCGGTGAACTTGTCTTGCTGTATCTTCTGAGTCGCCTGAATCTTCTGAGCCTGTATCGCTGCGGGTGAGTTGGCTTGTGCTTGCTGTTGTTGCTCGGGAGTCATCTTCCGGAAGAAGCTCTGCGAATACTTGAATCCTGCCAGGTCGCAGAACATCTTGAAGAACGACTCGAAGTCAAAAGCCAAACCTTGCTGACGCGCATCTTCAAGCAAGGCTGGTGTGTTAATCATTTGCTGTAGGAACGGCATGAACTGAGCCATTTCCTTACGCGGCCCCATGTGGGTGCCGGCGAGAACTTCGTAGTTAACGTCCGCATTACGGAATTCAATGTGGTCGATGTCCGAATAGTCGCGAGCCGTATCGTCGCCTAGAATGTCGCGGAACTTGCCAGTCGGCAGACGTTCAGAGTTAAGTTCGTCCATCATGTCCAACCAGGGGATGAACACTTGACGTACAAATTTCTCGATGACTCCATCCAGACGGCTGGCCGCTGCCTGACCCACGAGGCTTGCACCTGTGCCGCTGCGCATTCCGGTGGAGTGAGAGCCGGCCATTGAGTTGCCCTGACCGACTAACTCGTTTGCGCCCGATGTGTTGGCCGCGGAACTCTGTGCCGAGCCAATGGCCATAACGATTGACTGGTCAACGCGGGGTTGCTCGATGAGCTTAAATGCGTCTTGAACGGGACCTTCGACCGAGATAATCGTACCCAGGTCAAGTCGTTCGTTCTGACTCGGAGTGTTCAGACTCTTTTGCCGAACGTAACTCGGTTTGGCGAGAAAGCTAAGAATGTCGAGATAGGCGTTAAGGCTTCCCTGCTCTACGCGCTGGTCAGGGCCGATTAACTGCCCAAGTCCCTGTCCGTAGAAGTTATTGGGGATGTTGCGCCAGTTCGATGAGAAGAAAGGTACGCAGCCGAACGGGTTGGCTTCATTACGTATGAGCAGGTAGCCGTGGCGGTTCTTTAGAGCCACCGTAACCTTGTTCTTGTCCCAACGCTCCAACATCTCAAGTTTGTTCGCGTACGGGTCTGCTGAGACGTTTACGTTGCGTCCTACAGAGTGAGACAGCCACGCTCGCAACCCTGTCGGGATAGTCTCGGCTTCATTGCCGGGAGCCGACTCAGTTGCTTCCGGAGGAAAGAACAGCTTCTTCAGGGCTTCGCGGCTAGGAATGTCGTAGCCTTCAACGTCGCGGAGGGCGTCCAGGTCGTCAAAGGTCAGATAGTCACGGTCAATAACAAATCCGGCTTCGCGGATATCGCCTACAGGACAGGACGTGTCTACCAGCAGCCATTTCAGGTCTCGGTACTTCAGCCACGGCCGTTCAATCGTTTCGGTCTCAGTGGTCTTTTCAAACTCGTCGCTTTCGACGGTGTCAATCGTCTTAGTGCCGAGCGGGGTGCTAATTTCTGCGGGATTGTTCTTGCGCTTATAGACAACAACTTCTTTGGACGAGGACAGCCAACCCCATTTATAAATCTGGGTTCCTAGCAGAGCGCACTGTTCGATTCCCTTTTGGACTTCGACATCAAAGTGCATTTCCCGAAGTTGGGTTTCCAGAACGGCTTGCTTCGCCCACATCACTTTCTGGTTCACCTTCGGGTTCGGGCGCAGCATGAACGCCGGCGTGTCGTAAAAAATGGCTTCGTGAATCTTGGTGCAAACAACGTCCAGTATGTTCGACAAGGTGAAGCGGGGGACGTTGGCCTTCGCCGGGTTATAAAATGCGCTGGACGCGGCCGGCGACTGCAGCAAAATGTCAGATTGAGACCACTGCTGAGAGAAATTCTTTAGAGTCTGGTCGGCATCGACTGTCTCAACGTCCTGCGCGAGAATACTGAGAGCCGCTTCGTCGTCATAGACGCGCTGCTGGTCCGCACCTGTAGTGACCTGCTCTGCAGTTACTGGTCCGTGGACATCGGTAACGAAGTCTGCTGTGATACTCACGAATTAGGCCGCCAATACGTCTGGGAAGTAGGGATTGCTTTGTCGCTGTTCTGCTTGCGAGAGGGGCGTCGGAGTCGGCATGTTTTGTCGGTTTCCGAACACGAAGTTGTAATCTTTTTGACTGGGACTCAGTTGCTGCTTCTGCTGTGACGGCGCGGACTCAAGCCCCGCTACCGGCAGAAAGTGGCGCACGAAACTGATAGCGTCCGGAATGTCGTCGTGCTTTTTGCGATTGCGCGCGCCTGTAAAATCCGTGAACTGCTTGTAAACCAAATCCATGTTCGGAATCAGATTCGAGAAGAACAGGCGAGCAGTTCTTAGCAGTGTCTCAAGCCCGCGGATACGGTTGGCCTTAGCATCCTTCGAGCGGTCCATCTTCATCAGCTTTAGGGGAAGGTTGATGCTGTTGGCGACCGCTTGTCGCCTGAGTTCTGCTTCGAGCCACGACGCGCCGACCATGTCTTCCATGAGAACGAGTTCTGGCTTGCTCTCTTTCGCCAACTTCACTATTTGGAAAATGAGTTCCTCGGGGCTGAATTTATCGACCACGAGGTTCTGCACGAAGACGCGGTGCTTGTCGTCTACGGTGACGAATGCCCCTACGCAAAAATCGTTTTCGTTGTCACCGCCGTAAGCGAGGTCCCAAAAGTTGAACCGTCGGACTTTCTCTGGGAACTGACTCGGGGGAATCGTTGCCCGCCGAAGGTCGTCAATCTTGAAGGTGACAGTTGGCCCTGACTTGCTAGGGGCATTAAGCTGCTGATTACGAAATGTCTCTTCGTCGAGCTTCAACTTCTCTCGAAGGTGCTCAAAGTCTTGTTTCTCGGGGAACAGCAGCACGACGTCGCCAGGCAGAAGGTCCAACAATTTCTTGTGAGCCGCGTGCGGGAGAACAATCCAACTTGCGGCAACCTGCACGCGCGGATTCGTGAGTGTGTCTAGGCAGTGCTGGTACAAATCTTCTGGGTGATATCTCGTTCCAATAATTTCCAGAACGCCGTGAGCATCGAGAAGGTTCATCACGGTGATGAACTTGACTTTAATCTTTTCGCGTTGCGCTTCGCTTTGAGCGTTGGTATCGGTGACGCAATCGTCTGATTTCAAAACGTCGCAGTGCCAACCTGAAGTGGAACCTAAGATGCTGATGGAGCCGAGCGTCGATTCTTTTTGGTTGGTGAGCTTGCGCGCGGGGCACCAGTACTCTTGCTCACCGCCTTTATCGACCATCGTCGCAAGGTCAATCACAAACTCAGGGAACAACATCTGAAACAGAGTCGGTTGGCCGTTTGGTTCCAGCACGAAGTGACGCTTAATCTGTGGTACGAAGGCTTCTCCAAGACTTGACTCGCCGACAAGGCAAAGAATGCGAATGTCCGGAAAGCAGATGATGTACTGGACGATGTCTATAGCATCGACCGAACTCTTGTACGTGCCTCGCGGGTATAGGAGAACGCCCTTCCGCTGCGTCGATAGGTTCTTAATCGCCGTGTGTAAATCAGATAGCGTGTACGGCTTCGACGTGTCGAACGGAGTTTTCTTGATAAAGAAATCAATCAGCGGGCGGTGCGTAGACTCAACCAGGTCCAGCTTGAAAATCTCTTTACATAGAAACCACAAATCAGTCTGGCACTGTCGGCGAAGCCTTGAGTACTCTTCCTTGCCGATGCGTTCGACCAACTGCTTGACGGCCGGCGCGAGATTGCTCGCGGACTGCTTAACTTTTGTCTTTGCCAAGGCTATGTGCGCCCGCGGTCCACTAAAACCGAAATTCCGGTGTCGATACTTTGCAAGGTCTCAATGACCTTCGAGTGCTTCTCGTTCAGTTCGCGCATGTCTTTCTCGATATGGAAAAGATGGTTGGTGGACATGGTCTGCACGTCGGCTTTGACTAGTTCAATTACCTTGTGACTTTCGGCGGAAGTTTTTTCTATCGTTTGCCAGCCAGTAAACATCTTGTCCAGCGCGCCGCGCGCTTTCCACGCGATGAGACACATGGTGGGCCAGCCTAAAAGCTGGATGTGCTGGCTTGTCCATTCGAACGGTGAAGAGTCGGCGACGAACATGTCATCCGCCAATCACGAGCGAAACAGGAGTGGCCGCTTGGGACGCGGACAGCAGCAGCGCAGTTATCGCGCCGCCAGAGATTTGCAAATCTGTTCCAGGCGTCAGCGTGATGACGGTCTCAGGAGAGCCGCCGGCTGGCGTCCAGTTAACGGACAAAGTTCCGATACTGCTGCCGTTGTAAATCCATAGGGACGTAACGGTAGCGATGGGCAACGCAACGGTCGCTGTCGCCGTGCCGATAGATAAATTCGAAAGTTCGTACGCTGAGACGGTGCTGCTAACGGATGGCAGCGACACGCTCGGGCTTTGCTGCATACCAGTAGAGGAAAGAAATGCCAGTTGCGCAGTCTTGACGATGGTTGCGGACATTTTTTATTCGGTAGCGGCTACTTGCTGACCGTCCTCATTTTCAGGTGCGCTTGCGCCTGCACCGATGTTCTGTGACATCGCAGCGTGCAACGCGTCCATATCCTGCGCGGTGCCGGTCTGTTCTGAGCCATCGTGCATAGTGTGGCGGTAGGTGTGGGTCCCATCCTCGTGATGGTCCACATGGGTAGACTTCACGCCATGCTTAACCGCGCGTTTCTTCGGTGCTTTCGGTCGCGTGGATAAACCGTGTACTAATGGGTCCTTCATGTGATTTCCTTATGCTGCTTTTTTTGAAGTACGGCCTGCGAGACTTTGAGAGGGGCGGTGATTCAGGCACCGCCCTTGAGACTCTCAAATTGTTAGGGGATTAACTGACTTGTACTTCGAACTATTCGATTTCCAGATGCAGGTCCGTGAGAACAAACTTCGGTGCCGCACCCAACGTTCCGCCAACTGTAATACCAAGGGCGAACTGAATCGGGGGTTCGGATGCGAAGTTGATGGCCGAAACAGGAGACACAGTAGCGGCCTGCGCCTTCAAGGTTCCGCCGACGTTAGACTGTCCGATTCCTACAGCGGTTGCTGACGTGCTATCGCCTTCCAGTTCTAAGAACAGAGAGAACGGGATTGCGGTGCCTGCGGTGCCTGTGTATGTCACCGTTCCGGCAGTGGCCGAAAACAGGGGCTTGGTGGTCACGGTCGCAAGGGAACTGTCTCCATAAATTATGGGCTGAACTGTCGCCGTATACGTACCTGTGCCGGTGAAGGCATAGCCGTTCGCAACCACGGTGAAGGATTTCCCAGCCAAACGATTGCTACCAGGAGCCTTCAAGAGAAGGTTTCCGCCGTTAGCCGACTGGAACACTCCACCAGCCGCCGCGGTCATTGTGGCCACTCCGGCCACCTTAATTGCATCTGCTATTACTGCCATTGTTGTTTACTTCCCAAATCCAACGTTCACTAGCCCAGTCGAGAGTGTTTGGTTGCACCCTTATGTAGCTCTGTGTGAAGTTGGTTAATTTGCTGCTGAAACTGCGAGGCAGGTTCGGATTGTGCCCGATTAGCTAGGTCGGACATCAAAAATTGATGTGCTTATGTAAGAAGTCGTACCGCACCCTAGTTTTGCGTCACCTTATTTTTGGGCCACTCGCCAGACCGGATTTTGCGTATCGCGGCGTCAATTCCTTGCTCCATATCGTGCAGCCTCGAACTGGGACCGTTGTGGACCTGTGTGACGGAGGGGTACCACATGTCTTTCTCGCCATATCGGCCCCCGAAAAACTTCGGGTCCGAATTCGCACTCGTCAGGAGAAGCGTTTCTTTCCCCATCGCGCCCGCAAGGTGATACGCGCCGCAATCCACGGACACCATGCCATCAAGTGCACCGATGAGTGCCGCTGTGTCCTGCCACGTCTCGAAAGGTACGTTCGTTACTGGCAGCGGAGCCTTGGTGTCATGCTGGACGTTGACCCATGAAATAAGGTCTGCAGTGCAGCACACCAGCCGCATCATCTGGCCTTCGGTCATCGAGCGAATTCGAAGGCCGCCCTGAAATAGTTCATTTGCCGACCAGGAGATTCCGATAACCGGGCGATTGTCGCCGCGCTCCAATCTGAGATTCTTCGCAGCCGTGTACGGCGTAGGCAGCGGAGGTATAGTTTCCGGCGTCAAGCCCAGAGGACCCGCGAGACTGAATGGTGTGGTCCAGTGTGTGGGATACGGCGTGAACTCTTTCTTCTCGCTTTCGAGAATCAGACGCTCTTTGCCAATCCAGGGCAGCCGTTCGTAAAATGGCGCGAATTCATCGAATGAGAAAAACTTCCAGTTGATGCCGCGCTCGGTGAGCAGCGGTAAGTAGCGCGAATAATTTATTCGGTCGCCCGCGCCGCCTTCGTTGATAACCAACAGCATCTCGGGAGTTTCTTTGCCATCCCAAAACTTTACGGACTCAGGAAGCCCGAGTGCGAGAGCCGCGCCTTCGCGAGTACCGCGCGCTGCGTTATGCAACTTCCAACCTTTTTCCCATTCGCCGACGCGGAGAAGTTCTTCCGCCTGCCCCATCGCGCCGTACGTGCTGGACTTATCGAGAGCCCACGCTTCGTTAATTGAAGCGCGCGCTTCTTCAAACCGACCGTAGCCGCGAAGGAACATGCCCCGATTGAACTTGATGGTCGCCAGCATATTTGCTGGAACTGCGCCAGCGTTCTCAGGAGCTTCGACGGCGGAAACTATTCCGTCCATCGCTTGAAGGGCTAGTTCTCCCTCGCCGACCGTGAAATAGATAGCCGCCAAATTCAATGCGTTTGAAGCATTGGGCCGAAGCCTGTTCATGGCTTCATACTTCTTCCGCAGTTTTTTTGCTTCGACTACGGACAACGATGCTTCGCCGGTCTCTTCCGCTCTAGGAGCAATGAGGTACAATCTAGGCTGCTTTCTTCAACTCAGCGAGTTGACTTTCCAATTCGCGTATGAGGTTTCGTTGTTGCGCGATAATCTTGCTAGATGGCGTCAATCACTGAAAGTATAGGTAGGCCGTGCCAGACGAAATCGTCGAGAGTTTGTATCCGGTCATCTGGATGCCGCCGTAGATTTCAAATAGCTGGCTTTGGCCGGCGACTTCGCAGCGCAGAGACACCGCGGTATTCCCGCTGCCGTCCTGCAGCACGAGGGTGTCGCCTACGGTCACTGGGTCAAGCCAGTACACGCATGCGAAGTTAGACCTGGTAGTCGGTGACTGCACACTGCTGTCAGCAGATGTTTTTGCGATGGGTAGAGATGCCATACTTTTTTCCTTTAACGTTTGTTTACGAAACTGCGCTGGCGATTTAGCCACGCGATTAAAGACGGGTAGGTTGGAATTACGTTCGCATTGCCGCCAGCCCACGCACTAATTTGTGACGAAGCCAAGGTTGGCGTGTTGATGGACATTCCAGGGCTCCCAGACGTAAGTGCGTTACTCACATCCTGAACTTGTATAAGCACTGCCCCGTTCTGGGTCAGAGTTAACACGTTACCAACTGCGGACAACCGAAATACATCGCCTAAGTTAACGGTAGCTGCTACGGTCGGTCCTATCGCGGATGCAACACCACTTATAATCCTAACCATCGTCGCAGACGTTGTTTGTAACGAGCCTGCGGCTCCGGTGAACTGAGCGAGGTAGAGACTATTGACACCTGTTTGAACGCGAACTGCGGGAGCTAGAAAACAATTTATGGCTGTGGCTGCAACTGTGATTTCTGAATACTGGTCGTTCCCGAACACACTGCCTGTGTAGCCTTGAGAGTTGTAGGCATTGGTAGTTGTGGCTTCAACTTTGTTACCAGATACTATCTGTAGCGCAGTGCTACCTGTTGGAGTAGTCCAGTTGGCACCCAAGCCACCTGCTCCTCTGGCAAAGGCATCCGTAGCGACTTGCACCGTGGCGTCTTCTTTGAAGCCTACGATTGCTGCGATGTTCGACGGCGCAATTGCTAATTCAATCTGATAATCCTGTGGCGCTACTCCGTCACTAGGAGAGCCGTTCAGAAACAGATAGGCTTTCCCACCCACATCAATGATTGCGTACGGACTGCAGGCTCCTTGCGGATTGTTCACACCTTCAAACATCTGAGTGTGATGAACAGAGCGTACTGGGTTCGTCCAATTTATTAAGTCAGTGGACTGGTAACGAACGGTTTCAGTCGGGTCGAAAGCGATATTTCCGCTTCCTAATTGTGGCGAAGAAGGACCTGCAGCCACCCACATATAATAGGTAGTTCCGACCTTCACGACTGGACCGGGAACCGCATTGCTTAATACAGGATTGCTGACATACTTCGTCCAGTTAATGCCGTCTGGAGACGTAGCCAAACCCACCTTGAACAAGGCATTGGTGTGCGTGCCGGTGTACAGCATGTTCCAAGTACCAGCAACAATAACTGGGGAGGATAGCGCGTAGATGCCTGCGTCATCCCATTGTCCTGCTGTACCGACAGTCAGCGCGCTAGAATTTGCGAGTGTCCAAGTGATGCCGTCAGTACTGGTGTAAACAAGAATAGGCCCTGTGCCCTGAAGAGTTCCCGTCTGTGCGTACAGAAAGTACGTGTTACCTGATTTCGTAAGGGCTTCACATGCAATGCCTGAAATAACGGCAGTGCCGCGCCGTGTCCAATTAATGGCGTCTAAAGATTCCGCATAAAAAGTGCTTCCTGGGTTTCCAACGTTTAGACCACCACCAGTGAACCACATCTTGTAAACGGTTCCGCTGAGTAGCTGGGCATTGCCCTCGTACAAAATTGCCGCGATGTCGAGTACGCCGAATCCACTACTGGCAACGTCGGCAGCAGTAAGCGGAAGTACAATTCCTTGCTTCTGCCAAATTCCGTCTTGTTGGACCGTGTTGTAGCCGCGCCACGAAGCTACTGCGGCGTGTGCAGCGTTTACGGAAGAGAATCCACCGAAGCCGGGACTGCCGGACGTTATCGTAAAATCAGTGTTATAAAAAATACGATTATAATTTTGGTAGACGCTTATAACTGGACCAGCGACTTGCAGGGAAATGACATCCCCCGCAGCAAAAGTCAATCCAGTAACAAGGGAACCTATTTGTGTTTGAGCGCCAGCAACCGTTCTAGCAACAAATAGCTGTCCGCCATTTCCGATGTTTACGTTGTACCAGGTCTGCGCACTAGAACTCATGCGCGCGAACAAGAATGCATACGTATTAACTTCTTGCGTCCAGCCGGTGCCCAACGTTATTTCCGAGCAATGGTCATTGGGCCAAGAAATGGCTGACCAAAAAGCTACACCGTTCGTGCTAAGTGCGGACGGCTGCGCTTGGTTGGAGACTATCTGGTCGCCAACATTACCGGAACCGGCCGTCCAGTTCGCACCAAGAGCGCCGTTGGCGCGCTGGAAATTGTCCGAAGCTAGTAGAGTGTTGTTTGCCATGCAGGTTTAGAAGAACTTCTTTACATCTGCGCCGATGGAGTGCAGCGCAGCCTGAACCTTGGTCTCCAGGGCGGAGACTTCGGAGCCTGCTTCGCTCACTACGCCGGCAGCCTTCGCTTCTAGGGACTTGGCGAACTCTTCCGCCTTACCTTCCAAAGCGACGACTCGGGCTTCCAAAGACGAGACTGCGGACTTCACTGCTTCTGAAATGGCTACTTCAATGCTGTTTTCACTCATGTTTTCCTCGATTTGAAATTAGGCCGCGAGCGGTAGATGTCGCCGCTGATTGTTTCTCTGTTCCTTGGGAGTTGCCCACCTGCAATTGCCGGGCTCGTAATTCCCGTTAACGTCGATTCGGTCGATGCTGGTCCCCGCCGGACGCTCGCCCATATCTCGGAGGAACGCTTCAAAGGAGTCCTGCCACTCAGGGCACTCTGTGACACCCCTGCCACCATATAGCGGGTATCGGGTGTTATTAGTATTGAGGCAGCGTTGCTTTATGCCCTTCCATGTCCTATACGTAGGCGACTTTGGCTGTCCTCTTTTGGTGTGTCCGTGAACTGCTTTGCCGAAGCTGCTACAACGTTGACAGCTTCGTCGTGGTCTCGTCTTGCGGCGAAGGTCCCAACTCGGGACGATGGAAACATGGCCACAGTCGCAAATGCAGCACCACTGTGTCTTTCCATCTTTTCTATTCTCGGCGCGGCTATGAACGGTAAACTTCCCGAACCGCTGGCCTGTCAAATCCATGAGTGCCATATTTTCTCCTGTAAAGAATTGGGGCCGCCTTACAGGGACGACCCCACCCGACAGTCATGAACTAACGGGAAACTGTTGTAAACTACTTAGAATCAATAGGTAAGGGCTATGTTGTGGTTGAAGTACTGATAACGGGCCCGAAAGACCCCTCGGCGTTAGCCCTATCCGTGCGCGGAGACCGTATATGGGTGGGGGCTTCCACCCCCGTACGGTCGGCTCAAAAAGAAGGTACTTAGGTCTATATCTCTAGTCGGCTCAGTGACTTAGAGCCATGTTTAGGTAAGTGCCCTGTTTTCAACTGCGTCTAGCCCACGCGCCAGCAAGTCCAATTGGCTCTATTGCTTGCAGAGGATTGCGGATTGTGACCGTATAGCTCTGTACCAGACGCTCAAATCGACCTTTTTCGTCCCATTATCGGACACTTTCGCGAGCATTGGCTGTATATCATTGAGCGTGCAGGTAGTTATAGGCAGTGTTTACTAAGTTATACTATATAAGTTGTGATATGGTCGTAGACACAGCCAACTAGCTCTACTCAGCGGCTATGCTCTCTATTCTAGAGCTATCCATTCTGCTTACTCACACTCGGCTCGTTGCATCCTACTATCCACTCTTTACGCTGTGACGCCTGTTCCTGTGCTTCCCCTTGCTCTTTGCTTGCTCTATCCTGCCATGTGCTTTGGTTCAATGGTTCTAGGTACTAGTACTCTCGTTTGACGCGTCCTACGGCTTCCTACACCCCTTTAACGCCTATCCTACGAGTTGCCTGCTGGCCGCTTACTACGTAATGTTCGCCCATCTCTCTGCGCTGCCGTACTTGTACTTGAACTCTTTCGCTGCTGGCCTCTGTTCAGTGGTCGCTCTCAGCCTTATAGCCGCGTGCCACTCTTCATCGGTCATGTCTGGCGTCAATCGGCTGGTCGGCTCTTCATGCGGCTCTACTCCCAGTCCTTGGTGGAACGCCTTTACTGTCTCGCTGGTCTCGGGCTGTCCGGGTCCGAACTCTTTGGCGAACGCGAGTGACGCTACTGCGTTCTCTAAGTTGGTCAATCGCTCTTCAATGGTCAGTTTCATTTGCTTTCTCTCCTCTGGCTTCCCCGATTCGGGCTTGCCATCCTTCTCAAATATGTAGTGGGCATTTCCTGCCAGCGTGCTCGTCTGCACTCAATTGACTGAGGCTTAGGAAGCGGCTGGTTCAATCAGCCGGCGAGTATCATTTCTGCGTGCGCTCTCGGCTGCCCACTATGCCTTGAGTTCTTCCGCTGGCGGATATTGTCTATGTCCGCTTTGCGGACAAACTCTTACGCGGCCATTCGGTCGAACAGTGGCTCGAATGTAACCAGCTTTTGGGCTACGTGCTCTACTCCGAGCGGTGCGCCTGAGATTCGCTGCTCCGCGATTGCTAGGTACTCGGGACTGATTTCTATCCCTATAAATCTGCGACCGTTCTTCAAAGCCATCTTTCCGGTTGTGCCGCTGCCCATGAATGGGTCCAGCACGATGTCGCCTGGATTGCTCCAAGACAAGATATGGTCTTCGGCGAGACGTTCAGAGAAAATTGCTGGATGATATCCTGCCTCCCGACGTATCGTGTTGTTTTGTTCGCCGGGCATTCTCCAAACGTTAAATCTCTGACCAAGCGCAGGAGACTGTCTTCCTTGGTTCGACATCAACTTCATTGTGCCGTCTGAGTTTCTTACCGTGCCGTTGCGCTTGCTACCCGCTTTTTTATTGGGTCGGTCTTTAATCGGGTTGAAAGTATTTGGTAGCCCCTTTGATAGTACGAACATGTACTCGAAAACTGAGCCGTACCTGACCTTGAGTGAGCCTGTCGCCGTGAACCCACCTTTGTCCCAAATCATCGTGTCATGCAGGTTGAAACCGATTTCTTTGAAATAGAGAGCTTGACGAAAACTGGTGCCCGTCTCGCTACCTTTGACCGTGGCATCGTTCACGACCCAGACAACTACGCCGCCTGGTTTAGTCACGCGATAAAGCTCTTGAGCAATCGTTTCGAAGTCGAACGTAAACCCGTTATAGGTTCGAAGATTGTCGTAGGGCGGACTCGTAACGGTCAGGTCGATATGACCCGTAGGAAGTGTTTTCAGAACCTGAGCGCAGTCGCCGGGGTAAAGTTGGACACTCAAATGGTTTACTCTTCTTCGATGCTTACCTGTCGTTTGTATAAAGTCGTACCGACTGTCCCCAGCGTCCCACGTCTCAGGCAGCCATCTCAATTTCGCCCGTCTCGCCTTGCTCTTGGCCCAGCATCCAGTCAACTAGGTCCTTGTAGGCGGCCTCTGCGTCTATCTTTCGTTCAATGATTAACGCTGCCACGCTCGGGTGAGTCATGAACCGTTCGACAGGGCAGAGGCAATCTGTTCTTCGGATAGTAAGGTAGCTTGTGGCATTTAAGTCTCTAGCTTTCGGTCTGCCTGTGACGCCTGCGTGTCCGTTTTGCGGACATTCTTTGATCCGGCTTCCACATCACTTCTTCCCATCTACGATGCGAAATCCGTTCTGAGCAAGCCATTGCTCGCTTTCAAGTTGCTTCATTGTTTCGGTGCAGATTTTCCAGATAGGGCTGCGCATGTAGCCGTTGTGCAAAGGTTTCTCGTAGCGCGCGGAGCCCGTAATAATTACCGCCGTAATTGTCATAAGGATTCTGTCTTCTTAACCTTCGCCAATGCTTCCATTTGGAAGGCGGTCAACTCCGTGTCGATTCCGGCGTGCGCCATTCCGATTCGCGCGAGGCCGTAGGCGTCGCCAGCGTTATCGTCATTGATGTCAGCGCCCCAGCGTTTGAAGATTTCCTTGAGCATCACGCTCTTGTCTGAATTCCCTGCCCCTGTAACGAACTTTTTCAGCGTAGTGGGCGCTACGAAAATCGTCTGGATACCTAGCTTCCACAGAGCGTGGCGGACAATGAACCCAAGTCCTGCAATTTGAAACACGGCCTGCCCTTTGCTTCCGAAGGAGAAGTCTTCGATGACAAACAGCGAACCTGTCTTTGCGAATCCGACCACATAATTAAGGATTAGGTCGATGCGCGCCAGTCCTGTTAGTTTTCCAGGTTCCAGCACGCCAGTGTTGAAATACGTCCCCGGCAGGTCGATGACACTGTAGCCTGTGGCTGTGAGACTCAAATCCAAACCGACGATGCGGGTAGGTGTCATAAGAGACTCGGAAATTTCCTTGCCGCGCGTTTCAAAAGCCCGTTCAAGTCGTTCGCGATTACCGGGTGTGTCGGCGCGATGTCGCGGTAGAACTGCGCTTGCTGGGCTTGGAGTGTTGCCGCGAGGGTGTCAGGATCGGTGCCATTGACTGCGGCCAATGTGCCTGCTCCGATGATTCCGTCAACCTGTACTCCTGCAGCGGCCTGTAGTTCCTTGATGGCGCGAGACGGACCGTCGTTTACCGCGAAACTGAACAGCGGAGCCGCGACTGTGTCGCTGTTAATCTCATCGCCGCGAACGGCATTCCAAAAGTGAGCCCGGTAATATTCGCCAGCGTAGGTCAGCGCGTCTTCAAGACTCATCTCGAAGAAGCCGTCAGTTACAGCTTTGGGTTGGTTTCGGGACGTGAGACCCAAGCGGGTAACGCCCGCACCATCGGAAAGGTCTACGGTCTTAGCAGATAATGAAGCGTCTTCTTGCAAAAGAAGCCAGCGAAGTATGGACGGATAGTGAGCCATGTCAAGTTCACATGGCCTGTGACGCCTATAGTTTTACGTTCGGAAAGTGGACAGAACTAGGCGGCTACTTGGGTTGGTGGGATTCTTTCCCACTGTGCGACGTATCCTTTGCCTTTGCGCCAGCCCGACGCTGTAGATATCTTTTTCACTGCGGCTTTGCTTACTCTGGCGGTTGCGCAGAGGTCGTCATACGTCGCCGAAGGATTGGCTTCAATCGCTGCAATGAGTCGGCCAACCCTTGCGTCATCTCCTGTTGACCGCTCGGCTTTCCTCACTTGCAAACTCTTGGTCAGGTCGAACAACTTGTCCATCGCCAGCGATGTTTCAATATTCTCGACATAGAAGCAGAAACGCGTCCGACCGGGAGCAGCGGTCTTGAGCAGGGCCAGCGCATTGGTTGCTACTTCGGCTACAGCAGACTCAGGCGCATGCTGGAGAGCAATCAGCGCGCCGCGCGTAGCTTCGACAGTCTCTGGGAAATAGTTCTCGTACGCTTTGCGGATATTCGCTCTTGTAATGTGGTTCATACCGAACGCTAGCCTGTGACGGTGTTCACTTTGCGGACAGGTTCTTTATGGTGATGCTGCCCTTTGGAACCCGCCAGTGAGTGAAGCCGCCGCTGGCATCGGTCCCTGGGCCGAAGCGCGTCTCCATCATGGCTACCGCTTGCGGCCAGTTGTGGACTGACACGAACACCGGGTCTCCGTTAACGTCGGGGTAAATCTCAATACGCGGTCGGTCAACCCAATGACGCGGTGATGCCATGCTTCCTCCTAGAATCCGCTTTGCGGAGTCCTTGACTTAGCCGAACAGGGGGCGATTTCAAAAACCCCCTATTCGATGACTTAACTTATCGCGCTGGCCTGTGACGAAGTGGGGGAAACCTCAAATCCCCCAGTTCGCGCTTGTAAGCTCTTGATTCGTGAATACTTAAGGAACTGGGGGAGAGTTCTTAGGGGTATAAAGAGATTTTGCTCTCTTTATATAGGGACAATTTCTCCCCCACTTCTCGTAAACCATTTGTAGTCAGTTACTTCACTAGTATGAACTGGGGGATTTGGCTCTCCCCCAGTTCTCCCCCAGTTCATTCGTCTACCGACCACAGAGCCTTGCCTGCTCGATTGATTGCGGTCTTAATAATGGCATCCGCACGGGTAAGGTTTCTCCATGCCATCGTGTACACGCCGACACCACCAGGGCACCGTTCGGGCTTGATGGACTTTTTGCACTCCCGCTCTGTTTTGTTGGGATGCCGTTCGAAGAACCTAAGAATTTTGTTCTCGAACATTTGGACGTAACTAACCGAATCGTCCGGCATGAATCTCTGGTACGCGGCGATTTGGTATGCCCCAAACTGAAGAGCCACGCTCATTGTCTCTTCTGAGACACTGGTCTCCCCAAGGGTAACCGTCAGCAGCAATGCGAGTCGTTTCGTCATGTCCATGACGCGCTCGTACTTTTCTAACTCGGGGCCGTGCTCTATGGCCCAGAACTCAATAGCGAGTTCCGCACCATTGGACATTGCGATATCGTCGAAAGTCGGGGCATTTATGATTTTGCACAATTCGTTGACGGCTTCAGAGACCATCTGGGCGTCGTCGAGGGTTTTCTTATGAGGCATCTTTTTGTCGGAAAATGACAAGCAGAAACGACTCTGTAACCCGCTGGATGAGCCTAGGCTTCCAGTCCACATGTTGGCGAAACGGTTGGGCGTCGCTGACCCGCAAATGGCGAAATGGACGTTGTACACGTTTTTCGGTCCACCATTTTTGTCGATAACGCTGCGGCCAGTTTGATTGCTCTGGTAAAGCCGTAAGAATTCTCCAAACAGAGAGTTGCGGCTATTTGATGTCACTTTGGCTTTTTCGAACGCGTCTCCAAGCTCATCAGGACGGTATAACGTCCGCGGGTGGGACTCCAAAATCTCCACCAGTGCCGGTCCTGAGTCGATACTTAGCTGGCAGTTTACATCCGAAAGCCAAGGTGATAGGTAGGTGCCAACCACGTTATCGGCAGCGGTTTTGCCGCTGTTCGCGGAGCCGATGTTGCAGGAGTAGAATCGCGTCTGCAAAAATGGCTCGGACTTCAAGCACACACGTCCCGACAAAGCTATCCCGACGTAAGTTACCGCCGCGAGTGCCTTGTACTCATAAGGAATGTCCAATGTTATACCTTCAACCAATTTCCCAATAGGACCAGGCAACCGCGGGAACTCGGGGAGCTCGTCATCTTGAACAAGCGGCTCATCGTCTACTTCTGGCAAGCCCATCTGTTTGTTGACCAAGTACTCTGTGATTTCAGTAACAGCGGAATTACGCGGCATTGGCGAATCCTTCCCATGTCTGGAACAAGGACGTCGGGTTTGCCGGCGATTCCAGCCAATCACTAACCTTTGCAAAGGAAAATAAGTCAACAGCACCTGACAGGGTTGCTTCCTGATGGTAGAACCGCGCTAGTGCGTCCCACGCAGGTTCACAATCAGGGAACACTGATAGGACATGCTTCGCTAGGGCGGCCGAGCGACCAAGGCAGCGGTACTGCCGAGCTACCTGGATATATTGGTCGTCAATCCATTTTCCGAACTGAACAGCCGTCTCGCGCGCTGCCAGTTTCTCGGGAGACTCACGTTCAATTGTCTTGCCGAGACCACGGGCCAGCATGAACGAGTTCGCGGTCCACTTGCAGCGATGGCAAAAGGCAACTTCATTGTTGAATGAGACGGTCCAGGTTCCGCTGCCTTTGCAACTGCGACATTCAGCGCGATTGCCGTGCAGCCTGTAGCCGGCTTCGGTTAGAAGTGAACGGAGGCTCATCGCGAGCCTTCTTTGGACACAGGTTCGCGCCATTCCAAATTACCGAAAGCAACGTCGGCGGGCAAAATTATGTTAGTGCCCCGGAGTGGATAGGGAACGCGGTCGTAAGTTTTGTTGGTTGGGGATTGTTGCGGCCGGGCTGGCCGCTTTTGGGCTGGGGTTGTCATTGTATGTTCTCCATTTGATATTTTGAAAGGGGCCACGTTTTGAGACGCAGCCCCCTTCCAGAACAAACGGAGATTAGGGTGTGACAAGCACCCCTTGCTGTTTGGCAGCAAGTTCGTATGGTCGTTCCCATTAAAGGGACGACGGGTCTCCATTTTGTTCTGTAGGAACTACTGCGTGTCGGGCTGTCAGGCCGCCACGGTTCGCTGCGAATAAAATGTGGGCATCCCTGGTATAAGGTAGCTACCTACGGGATACTTGGTTAGTAACTCTTCCTTGGTAAACGGCGTGGCACTTCGGTGCAACCAATATTCCGCGCCTGCCTCACGTGCTAATTCACCGCTAGAAGTCACGACACAACTAAGTGCCATGTCTCCGTTGTTGAAAAGCGTGACGAGGACGTTTCCACTGCTCTTCTTGGCAGCATCTTTGGATTCGTTGAATATAGGGTCCGTCTTGAATTTGTCGCGGGGTTGATTCTCGATGGGCATAGCCATGATGCGTTTCCACTGTTCAATGTAGTCTGAGGTTTGAGTCCGAATACTTTCCGCTTTCCGTACAAGGATATCGCTCCCGTACGTTTTTTCGGTCATCTTAAACATGCGCGCCTGAAACTCGTCGAAGGACAGTTTCCCTTGGTCGCACATATCTTTAGCTTTTCCGTATCGCTGGTACCACTGCTGTGCCTTCTCTTGAATCTTGTCCGTTGTTATTTGTCATTTCTCCGTTTGATTTTAACTTCTGTCTCACTTATAGTGCAATTCCGCCTCAAAACGGAACTTCTGAATCACGTCAAACAGGCTTACCTACCTCTAACTTACTGACTCGGTTATACTTAAAAATCTTACAAAGAATTGCTATGCGTTTTTACACACAGCCGAATCAGGCAGGACGGCCGTCCCGTATCGGAAAGAATCAGTGATATAATGGTACACCTGACCGGCCAGCTAGTCAAGGGAAATCTTTCGTAAAGGGTTATAATTCAACTACTTATTGACAATTTATCTAGATTTTGTATCACCTTGAGACGGCATGGTCAGGCCCGCCACCAGGTCGGCCATCGACCCCGACGACGAAGCCGGCCTCCCGGCGCGCATCCTGGTGATGCGGTCAGCGATTCGGTCGAGCATTTCCGCGGATCGGAGCCTCTGGTCGATGGACGAGCTAGGGTCGCGTATAATTCGAAGCAGTTCGCGCTTCAGTTCGTCACAGTGCGTTCGTGCCATCATGTCTCCATATAAAAGTTTGCCGCCGAAGCCGGTGCTCATTGAGGAGCGGCTTGGCGGACTTTTGAGGGTGAACGTTTGTTGAGCCTCAAACAATAAGTCGGACGGTCGGGCCTGTTCGCCCCAAGCCGCCGAATGTGTTTCAGATTGAGAAAACCCCGCTTATACACCTGTGTGTAAAAACAAGCAAGCAAAATCTTAAATTATTTTAACTCTAGCATAATCATCGCCTTACAGCCATCCAGCCCTGTTTGAGCCTGTTCCGGACTTCCGATTTCAGTCGATTTCGCACTATATATGTAAGAGGAAATCCCCCGTTCGGCGCATTTCCCCTCCGCTAGTTCCAATCCCAAATCCAACAAGACCGTCACAGCAATGTCTGTGGCGAGGAAGAAAAATGTCTCAAACTATTCAGCAACGTTTCGAACGATTCGTAACGAACAATCCCAAAATCGTCCAGCTGTACGTCGATTACACACGCAAAGCCATCGCCAACGGCTTTCGAAACTACAGCGTCAGTGCTTTGACCGAAATTATCAGATGGCACGTTCGCGTCGAGAGCAAGGGCGAAAAGTTCAAAATCCCGAACAGCTACAGAAGCCGCATGTCCCGCTACTTGGTCGCCAAGTATCCAGAGTTCGATGGCTTTTTCAAACAGCAGCGATTGAGGAGCGCATAGTTCCGTGCTCCCAGACGAACAGTTGCAATCAATCTTCGCGCGCTTCTACGGCTTCGCTGTTGCATTGGCGAGGTCGCAGTACGCGCGTGTCTCCAGCGTGCCCCTTGCCGACTGGACGCAGACCGCGCTGCTGGGCTTGCTGCTGGCGATTAACTTTCACGGCGAGTCAGTCACACCCTTGCAAGTGCAGTCCGCCATCCTTGGCGAGTTTCGCAGTGTCATCCAATCCGGAATCAGGAACCGTCCCCGCGCCACGTGCGCCGAGTGCGGCTCCAAAGCGGTTCGTGCCTGCGTTCACAAAAAAGCCGCACGTGTTCGGAAACCGAACGAAGGCGACACGTTCAAATACGCGTTTGGCAAAAGGGAAAACGAGTTGCTCGAAGCCGACGACCTAAATTCATTTCCCTACGGCGTCGCCGACGTTTATTCCAGCGACAGCACCGAGAGGGAAGTCGAACTGGAGCGGCTGAAGGAATTAGCAGGACGCGCATTGGACAAGGTCCCTAGTTCTTACAGGGTCGCCCTGCACATGCACTCGGTCCTCTGGAACGACGGACGCCCGGCTCCATTTTCCGAAATAGCGGAAATGCTGGGCACGTCAAAGTCATCCGCCGAGCGAATCCACGGACGCGCCGTTGCCTATCTCAAGCAGGTTGCCGCCAAGCCTAGACCGCAATTCGCCCCGACGTCGCGAATCCCGCGATTGTGCAGCGCATATCCCTTCTACCGCCGCGGCGCGCGTCTGCCGTGGTCACAAGACAGCAAATTCCGTATTTCCACAATTCCCTTTTTCAAGTCCGTTGGAGAGAAAAATGTTTAGCTTTCGTCGTCGTTCAAACAGAGGTTCATGGACAGCGCGGGATTCATGGGTGTGCCACACCTGCGGCCGCGAAGTCGAACAGTTGGCTCCGGCAGGATGCGAGCACTTGGACCGAGTGATGGTCCTGAGCCACCTGAAGATTCACAAGCGCGACTTCACCGCTTTGGCGTTGCAAATCAGTGCTCCGGCAAAGCTAAACGACTGGACCCAGTGCCAAATCGACACTGGCTTCGCGCTGGAGACTGGGGTGTCGGCATGAGCACCCAGACTGTACTAGGAACACTTGACCATAAAAGCCTTGACAACCTAACGGTCTATGATACAATGGGCTCAAGTGTCGTCGTGCCGTTGAAACGGAGAAAACGTTCAATGGCAAGGCGGTTTCAGACAGGCTCCATAGAAGAATATGGGTATTGGTTTGTTGTTCGGTACCGTAAGTATGTCGGCGACCAAAGCATGCCCGTTCGGGAGCGAATCTGTCCTGTTAACGGACCAGGCAGGATGCCGACAGGTCAGAGGAGACGCAGAGCTATGGAACTCCTAGAAGCGAGCGGCGTCAACAGCATCGAAGTGTTCGAGAAGACGAACGGCATTACGTTCGGGGAACAGGCAGCTAAGTTTCTCGCTGCGGTTCCGCTCAGGACACGACGACCTGTCAAAAACGCCACTCTCAGCAGTTGGGAGTCTTGCGTTAATAAGTGGTTGGTGCCCGAGTTGGGGGAGATTCCACTTGTGAGCGTAGGGAATGGCGCGGCGAAAACTCTAATTCAGAAAATGACAAAGACGGGACTGAAAGCCAAGTCCATTCGCAACCACGTCCAGTTGCTTAAGACGATTGTGGCATCGGCAGTAGACGAGGAAGGAAACGAACTCTATCCGCGAAAGTGGAATTCGGAGTTCATCGAGCTCCCGTTTATCCGCGAACAAAAACAGCCATCGTTCACAGAAGAGACAGTCCAGCGAATCGTGGAAAAGTCCAGCGGTCAATACCGCGTGCTTTACACTTTGCTGGCTGCCACAGGAATGCGCATCGGCGAGGTCTTCGGGTTAGACGTCGCCAACATTGACTTGACGAACCGAATCATCTACGTCAAGAAAAGCGCGTGGGGCACTTCCATACAAGACCCGAAGACGCCGGCCGCTGTTCGAGAGGTAGACCTGACCACGGATGTCGCGGAACTGCTTCAACAGTTCATCGGCCCGAGAACGTCCGGACTGCTTTTCAGGACAGCCAATTACAAGCCGCTCACGCAAACCAACGTCAGCAGGAGACAAATACATCCGCTCCTCGCAGAACTGAACGTGCCCAAGACATCGTTTCACGCATTCAGGCGTTTTCGTACCACGTGGCTTCGAAAGAACGCCACGCCCGAAGACATGATTAAATTGTGGCTTGGACACGCAGACAAAACCGTCACCGACGGATATAGCAAACTTCGCGAGGACAAGAAATTTCGCCAAGAACAAGTGGAGAAAATAGGAATCGGATTCAAAGTTTCTCCGCTATCTGCGCCATCAGTGTCTACTTTAGCGAATGAAAATCGAACTGAGAAAGGACTGTAAGTTACAGTAACTAATGGGTTAAGAGTGGTGCGCCCGGAGAGATTCGAACTCCCGACCTTCTGGTTCGTAGCCAGACGCTCTGATCCAGCTGAGCTACGGGCGCACAGTTTGTAAATATTACCACACCGTCGCAGCACCACACACGCGCACCGCGCCCCCCCGACTCTGCAATACCTCCTTCCGCCACTTCCTAACTGAAATTTCGAGCCTGTCCTGAATTTAATTAGCATTATTATATCTAACTAGTATAATTGTCCATGATCGCCGCGACAGTCTCGCACCGTCCTTCCCTTCCCGCTCTCATTACTTCCGGCAATACCAATCGAGCGACGCTGTTCTCCACTTGCGACGGGCCGGTCTCGCAATACCTCCATTGCTCTCAGCCAGATACAGACTCTTTGCAGCTTTTCGTAAACGACGTCCTTTGTTTTCATCCACTTACAGACTCTTTTCGCAAAACAGGCGGGGTATGGGGGGTGTTTGCAGTCAAACATTCAAATGACATCCTTATTTATTTCACTCCTAAAAGGGGAAAAGCCCCGGACCGCCTGGGGGAGGCCATCCGGAGCTTGGAGGAGAACTACGAGGACTGGGCCCTGAGGAGCTCGTTAATACTTTCAGTGGCGCGTCCTCTATGACTCCGCCACCTACTCGCCAGCTGCGTTGTCCCTGCCGGAGGGAGGGCAACGGCACGACAACGCAGGTTCAAACTTTAGTGAATCGTGTTCACGGAGAGCACGCAGATCTGCCGCAACTCTTCGTAAGTAAAATAGGTGTCTTCTTCCCCGCCGGACATTTCCGTGCGCCCGAAGCCAGACTCATGCGAAATCCGCCGCAATTCCTCTTCGGAGATTCCCAGCAGCACCGCTGCCCGCCGCGTGGTCACAAACTTCAGCTCTTTCTGCAGCTGCTGATGTTCTTCGTTGATCGCGTTGCGTCTCATCACTTCGCCCTTTATGCGGAAAGTAAACTCATGGAATCGCGTTCCACCGTCATGATCATCGACTTATATATGTCCACATCCCAACCTTCGCCGATGCGCATGCGGATCGTTTCGCTTCCGTCTTTCAGCAATGTTCCTCTTAGCGGAACCTTGATATCTCCCAGTGCCACTTGCAAGAGCACCGATTGCCCCACCCATGCCTCGTATACGTTCTCCATGCCTCTCCCTCACCGCTGTCCGACACACCGAGAATCGCGCACAGCTCAAAAACCGACAATGGTACAGATGGGACCCGCGACTAGTAAGAAGGTACTGCTGGCCCAAACATTTCATTTTTCTAATTTTTTCCCAGCAGAGTACCTCCGTACTGTTTTTGCGGGACCCTTAGCCCATATGTCTCAGAATGCCTCCCTGCCATTCTTTAACCGATGGCACCACTCGAATATTTCTACAGCACCCCAGCGCCTCGCGCCGCGTCCCGCCGGCTACCCGGCCAGACGGACGATACGGCCGTCCTGTCCGCGCGGCCAGTGCCATCAAGCGATTTCCCACGCCTCCTGCAGCAAAACTTGCAGTCGACCAGCTCCGTTAAGCGGGATCACGAGAACGATTCCGCGCAGCCCGGCCGTTTCGTCAGCTCAGTTCTCCGCGGCCACGCCGCGCTCGAAAGCGACGTACTGC